ATGACAATACTCACAATTGATTTTGAAACTTACTACGACAAAGCATTCTCTTTGTCCAAACTAACCACGGAAGAATACATCCGCGATGATCGCTTTGAGGTTATTGGTGTAGCCGTTGCGGTAGGTGAAGATTCCCCGGAGTGGTTTAGCGGCACACGGGAAGAAACTGCTGCGTGGTTGAATCAGTTTGACTGGGCTAACTCCCTCGTACTTGCACACAATACGCAGTTCGACGGGGCAATCATGTCTTGGATCTTCAACATCAAGCCGAAGGGGTGGCTTGATACTCTTTGCATGGCGCGAGCAAAGCATGGGGTAGATGCAGGGGGGAGTCTCAAAGCACTAGCAGAACGATACAAACTGGGAGTAAAGGGTGATGAAGTCATTAACGCGCTTGGTAAACGCCGTGTGGATTTCGCTGCTGAAGATCTTGCTAAGTACGCTTCTTATTGTGTTAATGATGTTAGCCTTACCGTTGCTCTTTTTAATAAGTTGGTTGAAGGGTTTCCTCAACGAGAGCTAAAAGTCATCGACCTAACCCTGCGTATGTTTATAGAACCTGCGCTTGAGTTGAACTTGCCGCTACTTGAAACCCATCTGGAGTCGGTCAAGGAGAAGAAGGCAAAGTTACTCGCCGCAGCGGAGGCAGACCGAGAGTCGTTGATGAGCAACGACAAGTTTGCCGAACTGCTTACGCGGTTAGGAGTAGAGCCGCCTAGGAAAATAAGTGGGCGTACTGGTAAAGAAGCGTGGGCATTTGCCAAGACCGACGAAGAATTCAAGGAACTTCTCGACCATCCAGACCCACGTGTGCAGACGTTGGTCGGTGCTAGGCTTGGGACAAAAACTACTCTGGAAGAATCACGTACACAGCGGTTTATAGATATCGCTTTGCGTGGGAAATTACCCGTACCGATTAAATACTACGCCGCGCATACCGGCAGATGGGGCGGGGAGGACAAGATCAATCTCCAGAACTTGCCCCGCGAGAGCAACCTCAAGTCTGCAATCGTGGCTCCCGAGGGATACGTCCTGATTGACTGCGACTCCTCGCAGATCGAAGCGCGTACTGTGGCGTGGCTAGCAGGGCAGAATGATTTGGTCGAGGCGTTCGACAAGGGCGAGGATGTCTACAAGATCATGGCATCCACCATCTACAACGTGCCCATTGAAGAAGTCACAAAGCCACAACGCTTTGTGGGAAAGACAACGATCCTTGGCGCTGGTTACGGTATGGGTGCAGCCAAGTTTCAGTTGCAGTTAAAGACGTTCAACGTCGATACGGATCTGGACGAATGCAAACGCATCATAGATGTGTACCGAGAAACATACTCGTCCATCCCGACACTCTGGCGGCAAGCCCAACGCTGCCTTGAGTCCATCCTGACCAAGAAGGCTTGCAACTTTGATGCAGTTGGTGCGGTGCTGTTTGACCCTCGCCAGAATGGGTTTCTCCTGCCGAGCAGGTTGTGGCAACGCTACGAAGGTTTACGGAAGGTAGATGACGGGCAATCCGTCCAGTACGAGTACAGCACCCGCAAAGGCGTAGTCAAAATCTACGGCGGGAAGATCGTTGAAAACATTTGTCAGGCCGTGGCAAGATGCGTGATCGCGGAGCAAATGTTGCGGATTTCAAAACGCTACCGGGTTGTGTTGACTGTGCATGACGCCATTGCTTGTATAGCACCAGAAGCCGAGGCTGCGGAGGCACAGCGGTACGTGGAAGAATGTATGAGATGGCGACCCACATGGGCTGCTACTCTGCCTTTGAACTGCGAGTCGGGCATGGGCAAGAGTTACGGGGATTGCAAATGATTTCATACAGTTGGTCGTATTCGTCGTTGGACTTGTTCCAGCAGTGTCCACACAAGTATTACCGGCTGAAGGTAAAGAAAGATATCAAGGAGCCAGTCAGCGAGCATCTGGTATACGGACTCGACATGCACAAAGCAGCCGAGGAGTACATCAAAGAAGGCAAGCCGATACCGGAGCGGTTCAAGTACCTGACCCCTGTGCTAGACAAACTGAAAGAGTACGAGGGGGAAAAGTTGTGCGAGTACCGGATGGGATTGACTAGAAATCTCGAGCCGTGTGGCTTCTTTGATAAACAAGTTTGGTGGAGAGGCGTAGCAGATCTGATCGTTTTGAACGGTGACTCTGCAAAAATCATTGACTATAAAACGGGCAAGTCATCCAAACATGCTGATACGAAGCAGTTGGAGATCCTGTCGCTGGCGGTGTTCAAGCACTTCCCGCAAGTCAAACGGGTAAAGGGTGGGTTGATATTCGTAGTCGCCAACGAGTTTGTGAAAGGCGATTTCGATGCCGAGCAAAGCCCCATCTACTGGCAGCGGTGGTTGACCGGGACTGCCCAGTTGGAGAAGGCGTTTGAAGTAGACGTATGGAACCCCCGCCCTAACTTCACATGCAGGAAGTGGTGTCCAGTTAAAGACTGCACCCACAACGGGAGATAGATATGGGTAAGCGATTGGAGACTAATTTAAAAAATCTTCCAATTGAAGAGGGAGACGTATGGGTTCCACTTAGCGTTAATTTTGGTAATAACAGAGAAGGCGGCAAATACAATATTTGCGATCTACGTATAAAGTCCCATACCGATTGTTCTGCTTTCCCAATGACCGTTAAAATTGAGACTACAGACGAACAGATATACGACTTTCAGCAGGAAGTCTCCGCAATTATCATAACAATTGAAGGTGAATGGGAACTTAAAAATTTGTTGCAATCTTTTCAACAAATACTTGAAGCGGAGAAGTTGATAAACGCAGTAGATAAGGGAGACAACTATGGCTCGTGATTACCGTCGTGAATACGACAACTACCAAGGCAAACCCGAACAACTGAAGAACCGTGCCAAGCGTAATTCTGCTCGCGCCAAAATGATTGCGGCCGGGCGAGTACGTAAGGGTGACGGTAAAGATGTTGATCACAAGCAACCGTTGAGCAAGGGTGGCTCAACCAACAAGTCCAACTTGCGCGTGGTCAGCACCCACACCAACCGCGCATTCAAGCGGCAAAAGGATCGGAAACCTGTCTGATGCAGATCATTGACAACAAGGCACTTCTGTTGCGGGTCAAAGAACCCGAGCGGATTACTGCTGTAATTAATAACGCCAAGAAGTTGAGTGCAAACGAAGTGCTTGTCAGGTGGGGGGTGGAGGAAGCACAGATTCTCAAGAATCTACGGCTCAAGGATGTGCCGTCCCCCATTATGCGAGATTACGCATGGCCGGGATTGCAGAAGCCGTTCAAGCACCAGTACGACACGGCTTCCTTCCTGACTCTGCACCGACGAGCCTTTTGCTTCAACGAGCAAGGCACAGGCAAGACCGCATCTGCTATCTGGGCTGCTGATTACCTGATAGAGCAGAAGTTGATCCGTAGGGTTCTTGTACTGTGCCCGTTGTCGATCATGCAGTCGGCTTGGGAAGCAGACCTATTCAAGTTCGCTACGCATCGTACGTGCGCTATCGCACACAGTTACTCCAAGGAGAAGCGGATACAGGCGGTCCAGAGCGATGCCGAGTTCGTCATCGTCAACTACGATGGGCTAGACATCATAAAAGACGCTGTAATTAAAGGCGGCTTTGATCTGGTTATTATCGACGAAGCCAACGCCTACAAGAACGTAAGCACCAAGCGGTGGAAGGTATTGAATGCAATTCTTTCCCCGTCTACTTGGGTATGGATGATGACGGGTACGCCAGCGGCGCAGACCCCGACCGATGCCTACGGACTAGCAAAGGTAATCAACCCGAGCAATGTGCCGAAGTTTTTTGGTTCGTTTCGGGATCAGGTCTTGTTCAAGGTGTCCCAGTTCCGGTGGGTTCCCAAACCTTCAGCCCAGCAAATTGTACATACAGCACTACAACCAGCAATACGTTTTACCAAAGACGAATGCTTGGATCTCCCTGAGATGACTTACGTCATGCGTGACGTACCCCTTACTCCGCAGCAGAACACCTACTACGAAGAGATTCGTAAACAGATGCTTACGATTGCAGCGGGGGAAGAAATCACGGCGGTCAATGCAGCGGCCAGTCTGAACAAACTGCTACAACTTTCTTGTGGCGCGGTCTACTCGGATAGTGGGGAGATCATCGCGTTTGATGCCAAGAACCGCATGGCTGCTTTGATGGAAGTCATTGAGGAGGCGAGCCATAAGGTTATCGTCTTTGCCCCATATCGTCATGCTATTGAGATCATTGCGGATGAGTTGAAAGCCAACAAGATTCCTTGCGAGATCATCAATGGCGCAGTACCGGCTAGTAGACGTTCAGAAATTTTCAAGAAGTTTCAAGAAGATACAGAACCACGGGTTCTTGTCATACAGCCTCAAGCGGCTGCACACGGTGTCACGTTGCACGCAGCCAACGTTGTTGTCTGGTGGGGTCCGATAACGTCTATTGAAACCTATCTACAGGCAAACGCTCGCGTCCATCGTGCGGGACAGCACCATCCGTGTACGGTAGTACACTTACAAGGCAGCCCTGTTGAAAAGCGTATCTATAAGATGTTGTCCCAAAAGTTGGACGTACACACGAAGTTGATCGAACTTTATCGAAATTTTGTGACGGAGGTTGCTTGACATTGTAAAGCACAGCCCATAAATTAGGAGACCCACGAGGAGAATACTATGAGTGCAATGAACGCAGAAAAACTCGCGGCAATCTACGTAAAAATAAGAGATGCCCGTAGAGATTTGGCTAAGAAAGACGAAGAACTCAAGGCGCAACTTGACGTTGTTGCCGAGCAATTATTAGAGATATGCAAGGAGCAGGGTGCTCAAACCATCCGTACTCCGCATGGCACTATTTCGCGCAGACTGAACAAGCACTACTGGACTAGTGATTGGGATTCGTTCTTTAAGTTCGTTAAAGAGACTGATACCTTCTCGCTCCTTCAGCGCCGCATCAACAACGCGAACATGGAGCAGTTCCTTGAAGAGAACCCAAACCTTCACCCGCCGGGGTTACAGGCAGACATCGGTCAAACCATAGTTATCGTTAAACGCTAAGGAGCGCATCATGAGCAATGATATCGCCATTCTGGATTCTGGGTTGCCAGACTACTTAAAGACCCTGCAAGTTGATGACACCACCAAAGCCCTTATGGGTGGCGGTGGTAGTGGATCGCAGACCAAGCGCATCTCCATCCGTGGAAGTGTGTGGCGACTGATGATCAACGGAAAAGAAGTTACGCAGAACGAAGATCGTCATCTGAACGTCGTCATCGTCGCTGCTGCCCCGAAGGTTTCGCGCACGTTCTACGCGCAGCAGTATCAGGAAGGTGGCGAGATTGTGCCGCCTGATTGTTGGTCTGGCGATGGCGAAGTGCCAGATGCCAAGGCTGCATCTCCGCAGTCCAAGCGATGCGTAGATTGTCCGCAGAATGTCGCGGGTTCGGGTCAGGGTAATAGTCGCGCTTGCCGCTACAGCCAGCGTATTGCTGTCGTGCTTGCCAATGATATCGGTGGAGATATCTACCAGTTGACGCTGCCCTCAACGTCGATCTTTGGCGAAGGGTCTAACGGCAAGTGGCCGCTGCAAGCCTATGGCAAGTTCCTTGGTAGCAAGGGTATTCCGGTTACCGCCGTGGTTACCGAGATGCGGTTCGACACCACTAGCGCAACTCCGAAGGTCAACTTCAAGGCAGTTCGCTTCTTGGAAGCCGATCAGCATCAGGTGGCTATCAAGCAGGGCGAGACAGATGCCGCCAAGCGAGCCATCACTAT